CTGCACCGCCTCCTCTCACAAATAATTATAGTTTGCACATTTGGTATGTCATTATCAATAAAGGCTCCAATACTTGACACGCAGACAGGGTGCAAACTATAATGGAGAAAAGTCAAGAATAAACAGAAAAGGACGGTGAGCTGGGTGTATATTCGCTATACAACGGAGAGCAGCCGCAGGTGGTCAGTCACGCCGGATGAGGAGGCTTTCTTGGCAGCTCTGGAGGCGGCACTGCGTCAGGGGCATAAAAGCGTAGCATTGACCATCAGCCGCATGGCCAATGGCGCTCTCTCCGTGAGCAGCCCCAGAGCGTACTTGGGAAAAGTCAAATTGCAGGGCCGCAAGACCTGGATGCAGTATATAGTCCGCAATGATGCGAAAAGCATTGAGGGTGCGCCACTGGAGGAGTACATCCACCATCTCAATTTTTGGGTCAGATCAGCATAGGAGGTTTTGACATGTTCGGAAAGAAAAAGGCACCGCTGCCGGAGGGCATCCGGCTCATGCACTATGAGGGCCTGCCCGGCTTTGCCCAGGATGCGCCCTGCTTTATGGAGCAGACGGCGGAGGCGCTGGTGTTCCGCCGGGTGGAGGGCCCCAGCGTGACCCTGCCGCTGGCCAAGGTTGACAGCTTGGACATCATGGATGAGCGCAATTTTGCGGCCAAGTACAGAGGCACCAGTCCAAACACTTCCCGCACCAATGCGGTCAAGTGGTATGCAGTTTTCACCTATGGGGACAAACATGTGGCCGTTTGGTTTTTGGGCGGCAAGGAAAGCAAAGAGCTCTATGCCCTTAAAAAGCAGATAGACAGCACAGGCCAGGACATCACCCTATAAAGCAAAAAAGCCGGAGAGGTTTGACCCTCTCCGGCTTTCGTCTTATTCAGCAGTTTCTTGTTCTGCGGCAAGCTCCTCCGGCGGCGTGCCGGAGGTCTTGCTCAAGATTAGGTTTTTCAATTTCACAAATACATCTTTGGCATAGAGCACATAGGCCGTGAGCAGCGCCAGGTTGGAGGCAGTCATCAAGTTCACGGTCTGCCCGTCCACATCAATGGCGATGATGTCTGGGTTGAGCCAGCCTGCCATGTAAAAGGCGATGAAACAGGCCGCCACGATGATGCCCTTGATGGTGCCGTTGCGGAGTTTCACCTTGTCGAAACTGCCGTCAAAGAGGGCGTTGAGGCCGCCCAGCACGATGTTGACGGCCACCAGGAGCACCAGGCCAACGGCCAGATGGATGATGGAAGTAGTCATAGATTTCCTCCTTTACCCCACCAGCGTGAGGTCCTTGATGTTGACAGCAGCCGTGGCCACGCCATTGAGGCCGATGACCACACGGGAGCCGTCAATCTGAATGACGGTGTAGGTTGTGGTGTAGACATAGGAGGCCAGGCCACCGCCGTTGTAGGTCTTGGCCCCCTTAGCCACCTTGACCTTGGAGCCCTTGACGATGGCCGGGGCCATCACCTTGACATCAGCGGCATCCACCCATCCGTAAACGGTGGAGGAGCTGCCGGTGGTCTTGATGAGGTGGTAGGGGTGCTTGCCAGACTTGGCCACGGCAGTGACCTTGGCCTCACCGGGCTTGCAGCTCTTGCCGTTGACGGCCATGGAGCTGATATAGTGCTTGGTGCCCGTAAAGGTCACCACGGAGCCCACAGCAAGCCCAGGAGTGGGCTTTTCATCCTTGCCGGGCGTGGATGCCTCCCCGCCGCCGGAGGGCGCAGAGGTGGCCTTGGAGGCGTACTTGGGCACGCCAAAGCCCCGGATGTAGCGGCCATTGACGGCCAGCTTGCGGTAGCCAACGGCATCACTCATGTTGCCCTCAATGACCTTAATGGTCTTGCCATCGCAGGACACCACAATGCCAACATGGTCCGCAGAGCCGGTGTTGTCCGTGGTGGCGTAGTTGCTGCCATCCTGCCAGTCATAGAAAATGTAGTCACCGGGGCTGGGCACATAGGCATCATTCTCCACCCAGGAGCCCAGCTTTTTGAAAAGGTCAATGTGACGCTCACAGCCACACTCCGTAGGGATGATGTCCGTGAGGCCGCAGGCGATGGCCACAGCGGATGCAAAGGTGGAGCACCAGGCATCCGTGTATTTCACCGCATAGCCCCTGGCCAGGGGCTTGTGGGAGTTGTAGAGGTCAATGATTTTGCGGTGGGAGCCGTTGGCCTCTTTGCAGCCCAGATAGCTCACCGCAGTGTCCACAACTTTCTGCCGAAGTTCTTTTTCAGTCATTGAGCATGTCCTCCTTTACTCAATCTTTCAGCACGATCTCAGTGGCCCGGAGGGCCGCATCAGCACCGTACTTGTCCGCAAACTTGTTGAGAAAACGCTGGGCGTATTTTGCCCGGTTTTCATTCTTGCTTTTCCAGTAGTAAAAGCCGCCCCAGGCACCATCTGTCACAAAAGAGGTGCCGGTGAGCGCCGCAATGGCTGTGACATCATGGTCCGTGAGCGTCCCCACTATCGTGGTGATGCAGAGGAGGACGGAAATGCAGATGTGCAGCACCAGCATTTTCTTTGAAAACTCCATGCGCCCTCCTCTCCAGCTCAGGCCTGAGAGGCGGGGCGCTTATCGTCCCGGACCTCAAGCTCATGGATGGTATTGACCAGCGCCGTCACGGTGCCATTGCCGCCCAGAGCGTGGTACTCCTTATACATGGCATTGACATTCTCAAGGCCGTGCAGAGTTATCCAGCCACGCTCCTCATAGTGATAATAGGATTGCACGATGCGGTCACGGAGGAGGGCCTGGACCCCCAGCTCTACCGCCTTTTGCCGTGCGTCTGCCTGCTTGTATTTCTTGTAGAGGTAGCCAACGGCGGGGACGGCTACCACAGTGATGATGGTGGAGATGATAGACCAGTAGCTCCTCAGCGTTTCCAGCATCCTTTTTGTCCTCCTGTTGTTCAAAAATAAGAGGGGCACACCACACGGGTGTGCCCCTCCTGCTGGGCTGGGGCTTTAGACCTCAACCTCCAGGTCTGCCAGGATTTCCTCCACCTGCTTACGCAGCAGAGCGGGCACCTGGTCAATGGTCTTGCGGCCCTTGATGATGAGGGTAGCATACACAACAGCCATGTCTTGCACCTCCTTTCTCAGCAGAAATAAAGCAAGCCGCAGGCGGAGCTCACGCATCGGTGCTCTCCTCCAGCAGCTTGGCAACAGCGTCACGCAGGTTGGCGGGGACATCATCCAGGGTCTTGAGGCCCTTGCGGATGAGGGCGGCATATACCTTAGCCATTCTCTCCACCTCCTGCCAGCATCTCATAGACCTCCGTGAGGGCCACCTGGGTGTTGGTCAGGTCCTCCTCCGTTGCCTGGAGCCGGGTCTTGAGCTCTTTGTTTTCCTTGGTCAGTTCCTCCAGGGAACGCTTGCGCTCATGCTTTGCCTTGAGGCTCGTGTTGTCATAGTAAACAGCCATTATTCAAAAGCACCTCCGATGTTAGAAATATAGCCGCCGGTGTCGCTGGCTCCACGCTCAACAGAGAGCTTGAAGTTGAACGCAAAGCCGTTGGCGGCGGTCTTATTGGTAAACACATGATTTGCGCCATTCTTGACATCCGCCGTGGCATCCTCCCAGACGGGGGTGGTGTCCTTGGCGTTGTTGGTGACCAGCACCTCCATGACCGCATCCGCAGGCAGGGTGCCCACGATGTTCATAACCATCACAGAAATGGCATCATCCGCCGCCAGCGGCGCTGCCAGCGTGACAGTGGCCTTGGTCACCTTTTTGGCAAAGGTCACCGTGTAGGCGGCGCTGTCAGCCTTGCCGTCAGAGGCCACCACCTTGAGGGTGTGGGAGCCGTTGAGGATTTTCTGCCAGTTGGCAGCCGTGACAGCTTGGAATGTGTTGACCTGGCCCAGGGTTGCGGTGTAGGTGCGCTTGAGCACATTGTCCAGGTACTCCTTGACCGTCACAGTGTCCCCGTCCACATCGTTGACCGTGTACTGGAAGTTGAAGCCCGCCGTCTTGGTGCCCAGGTTGGAGCCATTGGCCGCGGAGCTGGTGATGGTGGGCGCAGTGTTGACGGACACAGTGCCGTCATCGCTCACAGAGAGGGTGGAGGGGAGAGTGAAAGCGGGGCGGGACCCGTAGGTGTTGGCGCAGTAGTAGTTGCTGACATCGCCACCGGTGCCCAAGCAAACGGCGTAGTAGGTGCTGTTCGTGCGCGGGGAGCGGGTCCACTGAACAACGGCGGAGCCGTTCATGTAGGCGATCTGGAGAGAGCTGGCGATTTCCAGCGCCGTGCCCTCCACATTAAACCAGCTTGCCGATCTGTTCAGCTCAGTGGCAGACAGCAGGAAGATGGCACGCTGGAGCGTGCCAACGGTGTTGTTGCCGTTGCCGGGGGTGTACTTGATTTTCGTGGTGCCGATGACCCCACGGATGTCTGCATCAAGCAGGTTTTTGTAGGTGCCGTTGAGCCAGCTATCAATGGCGCTGGAGGCGTAGGCATTGACATTGGAGCTGTGCCACTGGCGGGTGTCATAGCAGTCCTTACGGACCACCAGCGTGCGGCCCATGCCGTTGAGGGAGTTCTCATAGTTGTGCTTGGCAACATAGAAGCTCACCAGCTTGCCATTTTCCTTGAGCTGGATGATACTGCCCACAGCTTTGTTGCCCAGGGTGGTTGTGGCCATAGATCAGATTTCCTCCTTTAGAATATTTTGCACACGGTCCCGCACCTGCTGGCGCAGGGCCCAAGTGTTGCCATGTGCGGCGTGGGCATCCCACGCCTGCCAGGATTGCAGGATTTGCTCACGGGTCACCAGGCCCGCCGGGTATTCCTTTTCCCAGTGGCGGAGCTTGGCACGCATCCGCTTGATGCTGCTGTGCCGCAGCTTGCGGATGACCTTGCCGCTCTCCGTCAGGTAGGTGTGAAAGCCCAAAAAGTCAATGCCGTTGCGGATGGGAAAGATTTGGGTTTTCTCATTCAGTTCCAGCCCCAGGCTATCCATGTAGGCCCGTATTTCCCGGAGGCAGAATTGCAGGTATTCCTTGTCCGGGTGGATGAGGAAAAAGTCATCCATGTAGCGGCCATAGTATTGGATGTGGAGCTGTTCCTTGACGAAGTGGTCAAAGTCATCCAAGAAAAGGAGGGCAAAGAGCTGTGATGTCTGATACCCCAGCGGCAGGCCGTCAGAGCAGTCAATATAGATGCAAAGCAGGTCATAAACAACAGGCTCAAGGTCCAGCTTTTTGAGCTTTTCCTTGAGCTTGTCATGGTTGATGCTTGCAAAGAAATGGCGGACATCACACTTGAGCACCCAGCCCTCAGCGGTGTGGTGCTTATTCCAGTAGTCCGTGAAAAATCCTTTGAGCCGGTCCAGGCCGAAGTGCAGGCCCTTGTTCTTTTGGGATGCGTAGTTGTCCAGGATGAAACTGCGGGTGATGCGGTCATAGAGGAGATTGTCCACTATGGCGTGCTGGACCACCTTGTCCACAAAAGCGGGTGCCTGCACCAGCCTTTTCTTGGGCTCATAGACATAGAACACACGAAATACGCCGGGTCTGTAAATCTTGGTTTTTAGGATATAGACCAGGTTGACGATGTTCTCAAGCAGGCGCACCTCATAGTGTGCGGTAGCGGCTCTGGAGCGTTTGCCCCGCCGGGCGGCCATGTAGGCCGCATAGATCACCGCAAAGGTGCATATTTCAGAAAATTTCATACAAACGGATGGCCCCCTATCAGTGTTCGGCTGGCCAGCCTCTCCTCATGCGCTGTGTAGGTGCCGCATGATAGGACCAGTAGCCCCGCCACTTTTCTGGAAAGCAGCGGGGCATCAGCGCAATGTGTTTGCCTTGGCCTCACCAAGGCTGGGTATGACCTCCTTTGATGTGATGGACGGCACGGTTTTGGGCTTTGGGCTTACTCAGTCAGGCCTTACCATCAGAGCGGGGCGGGACCCGTTGGTGTTGGTGCAGTTGTTGTTGTTGACATTGCCATTGGTGTTCAAGTAAACGGCGTTGTTGGTGTTGTTCGTGTTCGGGGAGCGCAGTGGAAAAATAGGTCATACCCAAATATAACAGCTCTCGGCTGGTATATCCTTTCAGGGGTTGCGGGCCAGGGCCTCAGCAATTTGCTGGGCCATCTGGCCCATTTTGGCAAGCTCCTGGTTGGCCTTTGCCTCACGCAGAGCGGCGGCACGGTTGCTGTCATTGCGTTTCCAGTTGAAAGCCTTTTGACGGACCGGGCGCACCAGCTCTGCCCAGTAGTGGCACTGGTCACCAGAGATGTACTTGCGCTTATAGCTCAGGTTGATGTACTGGTTGAGAGTGTCGCAGAGGACGATGACCTCATCAAGGTCCTTGAGGCGTTCCTCATACTCAGTTTCAAAATAACGGCCATCAGCGGAGTTGCATTTCTGGAGGATGGCGCTGGCCATGCGCTGCATATCAGCGCACATGTAGAAAGTCTGGCTCTTGGGAAAGTGAGGCTTGCCGTCATCCTTGATTTTCTCAAAGAGCTCCTTTTCCACCATCTGGCCGTTTTCCATCACATAGGCCTTGACCTTGGTGTATTGGGGCTCTTTGACCTTGACCCGCTGGATGGTGTAGTCCAGCAGATCAGTGGCAAGCGGTATGATGTCATAGTTGGGCACTTAAAACTCAATCCTCCCTTGGCTTTCATTCCACACACCAGTGACCACCACGCCGGAGAGGCTGGTGAAAGCCACGCTCCAGGAGTTGCCGGTGACATTGGTGTCATATTTCAGCTCCAGCGTGCGGACACGGGTGGCCAGGCCGGAGAGGTCCGTGGTGTTGGTCTGGACCTGCCCCTCCAGTGTGGTCATTCTGGAGCTCAAAGGAGAAACCAGGGCCTTGACCTTTGCCCAGAGGCGTGCTGTCTGGAGGTCATCAAGGTAGGGCCTTTTTGCCATGTCATTGGCCTCCTTTACTTGCAGATATTATCCAGCTCTGTATTGGAAATGGCCACAAGGTCCGCCGCAAGCATGTAGGCGGACAAGTCCACCGTACCGGCCAGCACATCCCATGTGGTGCCGTTCCAGGCCACATTGTCACCGGCGTTGACCCCGTGGGCCGCATCGGCATTGACAATGTTCCACACATCACCTTTCTTGTTGCCGGTGGTGGGCAGGTCTGCATAGGTGTCCTTGGAGCCCTTATATTCAAGGGCGCTGGACATCTTGGCATCCACCTCATCCTTGGTGTAGGCATCTGCAATGCCGTAGCCTGCCAAAGAGGTGGCCGGGCTCTGCTTGCCTGCCGCCAGGTCATAGGCAGCTTTGACAGCGCTGGGCGTGGCGGCCTTGGTGGTGCTGGTGTCATCGGTGGCGCTGGAGAGCTGCACCACGCCTTTCTGGTTGGTGGTGCCGTTCTTGACGGAGATTTTGCCGCCGCTGACATCCACATTGGTGCCAACAGTCACGCCTCCCTTGACGGAGGCGCTGGCATCCGGCAGGGTGTAGTTGTTGGCGTTGGCCTCCACGCCGCCCAGCTTGGCCTTTTCCTCGTTGGTGTAGTCATTGGCACTCAGGCCCTTGCCCTCCACCTTGTCCACCTTAGTGGTGTCAGAGGGGTGCACATGGTCACCACGGGCAAAAGCGGTTTCCGTACCAGCGGCAGCGGTGCCGTCCATCTTGGGCACGGTGCTGGATGCGGCAGCGCCCTCCGGCACATCCTTGGCAGTGATGAAACCGCTGTCATTGGTCAGATCAGAGGTCTTGCTGGGCAGCTTGATGTTGGCAATGGCCGTGGCCACATAGGTCTTGACCTTACCCCACAGGTAAAGTACACCATTTTCATCAAGCGCTTTCTTGCTGTTTGCCATTTTGGCTGTCCTCCTTATATGAGTAGTTTTTCAAGCTCCAGGTTTGTGATGGGCAGGATGTCTGCGTCACTGCCAGGAGCGCCCTGGGGGCCTTGTCGGCCCCTCAAATTGACAGGCTTGGGGTTTTCTTTGTTGCCGTCATTGGTCCAGCTCAGGGTGCACTCATCGCCCTCCACAGAGGGGTAAAAAGTGGTGCCGTCAATTCCTTGCTTGCCGGTGTTGACATACTGCACAGAGCCAAAGCTGGCGTGCATCATGCCGCCGGTGGAGAGCTTGACCGCAATGACCCTGGGCGTGGTTTCAAAGTTTACTGCATAGGTCACATTAGATCACCCCGTCCTTGAATATCTCCCCCACATTGACCCGCATGGGCTCACTGGCAATGGCGTTGTCCAGATTGTCCCGCAGGCGGAGTTGCACCCAGACAGGCTCAAGCTCCGAAAAGAGGAGCGTGTCCTCCTGGGAAAGCGGCAGCGTGATGATGCCGTTTTCTTTGTCATAGGTGACAGCAGTGAGGTCCTTTTCCAGCACAGTTTGCCTGTTCTGCTGAAAAGTGATATACAGGGCAGATATAGTGATTGCCTCCGGCAGCTCAAAGGTCAGCACAGGGTTTGTGCCTCTCCGCATCTTGTTCACCTCCGCATCTTAAAACTCAATTCGGCCAAGTTCCTCATTCCATACGCCGGTGACCACTACATCTGTCAGCGTAACAAAGGTGACCTCAAAGCTGCTGCCGGTGACATTGGTGCCATATTTCAGCTCCAGCGTCTTGAGGCGGCTATCCAGCCCCGTGAGGTCCACACGGATGCTGGCGTGCGCTGTGCCGGAGTTGTTATGCTCATTCACAGCGCCCCCCACCAAAGCGTTGACCTCCGGCTTGGTGTAGACATCGCCCTGCTGCACAGCATTGAGCGCCAGCGCCCGGATGTCGGAGTGGCTGGTGCCGTTGGTGTTGTGCTCTGCCAGGGCGCTCTCCATCTCCGCCCGGCTCACCGTGTCCAGGGCCGGGGTGATGGTGAAACTGACAACGGAGGCATCCGCTACCACGATGTGCATAATCATGGTGAGCTTGCCGGACACGCCGCCATCCGTGGACACCTTTTCTGTGTCGGGGGTGTTGCAGATGGCAATGAGCGTGCCGGCATCGTCAAAGAGGCCCATCTCACGGATGGTGAAACCACCCACGCTGTCATCAATGGTGATTTTCACATCAATCATGTTGGCGTTGGTGGTGCTGACTGCGGCGCTGGCCACATCGCCCTCCCACTTTTTGCCCCGGAGGGCGGTCTGGGCCACGGTGGGCTCATAATACTCACCGCCGCCGTCACCGGCAGCAGCAGTCTTGATGTTGACCTTGCCGCCGTTCAAGATGCACTTGGCGATTAGCGCAGCGCCCGCCGTGGTGATAACGGTGCCATAGTTTTTGGTTTCATTGGGCATAGTGCTTTTTCCTCCTATTCTTGTGGGTAAATCTCCACAGTGTTGTGATACTCCAGAGCACCCACAGCAATGGACTTGCCGGTGCTTTCCATCTCATGGACCATCATGGGCCAGATGTTGACCTCATCCTCATACTCGGTGTAAACGCCGCAGGTGATGGTGCCGTATGACTGCAAAAAAGATGTCATCAGCACCCGCATGTTGGCCGGGCGCACCATGAGGAGCATGTCCAGGATTTCCGCCGCCAGGGCATCCGCATCCGGCAGGACGGTGTAGTCAAGCTGGATGTTGATGGTGTAGTCCACAATGCTCTCCTCATGCCCCAGCTCACCGCAGAGGCCGGTGAGCCAGTTCTTGAGCCAGGGCAGAGTGTAGGGCAGCTCCAAGTTCCACATGGCCTTGATGCGTGCCTTGCGGACCTCCAGCGTGTCCGTGTCTTTGGGGCGGATATTCAGCTCACGCTCCCACACGGCCACGCCGCTGGCCGTTGCCGTGTCCAGGAATTGGTTGGCAAGGACCAGGGCCAGAGCGTCCCACGCAATGGAGATTTCCGGCTCGTTTGCGGCATTGATGGCTTGAAACTCAAGCACCTCACGGAGCACCGGGGGGAGGTAGTCAAGGAGCTTTCTATCCATTGATGTCCCCCCTCACCGGGATGCTGTCTGCACCCAGCACAAGGTTTTCCTCCTTGCCGTTGATCTGCGTGTCAGCAATGTCCGTTATCATGTCGGAGCACTCGGAGAGGATGCGGCTTTCAATCTGAGAGATGCGGACGGTCAGGTGGTCCGAAGTGGCCCAGGTGCCCGCCAGCTCTGCAAAGTAGCCGTCAATGACGGCCTCCACATAGCTTTTGATGGCCTCCCAGTTCCAGCCGGAGGCATAGGTCAGATTGAGCGTGATGCTCACCGGCACCGGCTCCACGCCGGTCACATGGACCACATGGCCGATGGGGGCAAGTCCCAGACCCTCCCCGGCGTTCTCGGTGGGGTCCACCGCCGTCTGCACCTCATCAATGAGGGTTTCAGAGGGGGCAGTGTTATTGGATGCCAGCAGCACCAGCTTGACGGTGCCGCCCACCGTCAGCTTTTTGTTGAGCGCCGCCGTGTAGACGGCGGTGAGCCAGGCCGCCACGGGCTCACTGAGCCCCGCAATGGCGCTGGTGTACCAGGCTGTGACAGCGGCATCCGGGATGAGCGTGGACGGCGCAATGTCCCCATTCCAGACCGGGTGCACCTTGACGGCGGAGATGCCGGGCATGGCTTTCACCTTTTCGATGTAGTCAGCCTGGTTGCCGCCAAAGGCCTGGGACTTAAAGCTGTCAAGGACACGCTGGCGGAAAACCTCCGTGTCCTCCTCATCATCTCCGGGGATTAACAGCTCCACCAGCTCTGCATGGGTCAGCCCGTCCACATACTCAATGGGGATGAGCTGGCCGGTGTAGCCGTTGGCTTGGGCCCCTGCTGTTTCGCAGGTGACCCGGTGGCTCAGGCCGGTGGTGGTGTCCTCGGAGGTGTCCATGCGGGCCGTCACCACAAAGTTTAGGTCCTCGCAGGAGAAACGGGTGCCCACCGGCACCTCAATGTTAAACTCCGCCCGGAACACTGCGGCGCTGGGCGGGTAGGGGCTCATGTTACGGTCAGCGGCCCGCTTGATGAGATATTCACGGGGCGCTGTTGCCAGGTATGTGGCGGTGAAAACGAAGTCCAGCCCAATGTAGAGCTGGGCCAGCTCCGCCATGGACGGAGCCACACCGTTCATCACCATGGAGCCCTCCCGCTTGTCGATGCCGGAGGACACCCTGGCCAAGGCGCTGGCCAGCAGCGCCTCATAGGTCTTGGTTTCAAACATGGTTAAATCTCAACCTCCTTTGTGGCCTCCAGCTCTCCATAAATGGTGTAGACGGTAAAGCGGGCCAGCACGGACTTTCTGCCGGTTTCAAAGATCCAGTCATCCACGCCGGTGATGCGGTCATCCTGCATCAGGGCATCCGTGATGCGCCTTTTCATCTCACTCATGGCGTAGTCCATAGGTTGGCCGATCAGGTCAACCAGCTCGGAGCCATAATTGCGGGAATAGATGGGGTAGGCGTAGCGTTCCACATTGAGGATGAGATAGACCGCTTGGCGCAGGGCCTCCCGCTTGTCGGTCATGCCCGCCACCCGCTGCCCCTCAATGTCCAGCTTGTGAGTATAGCTGGGCTGCTCCTCCAGCTCAAAGCCGATGAGGTCAAGGTTTTCTCCAGTTGTCGGTAGCGTTCCCATCAAGGTGCCTCCCATCTGTCCAGGACAATGTATTTTTGCCCGCCATCACAGGAGATGAGGATGACCTTTTCCCCTGCCTTGAGGGCCAGGTGCACCTTAAAGGTTTTCCTGCCCTTGTAGGCGTGCTGGTGGGCGGCAAAAGCAGCCTCTCCGCTGCCGCCGCTTTGGCTTTCCGTCTGGTGGTCCACCGTCATGTCCACATTGAAGTCCCGGACATTGTTGGTGAGGATGAGCTGGGCCTCCGTCAAGGTCTTTTTCTGGTCCACCCGGATTTTCAGCGGGGAGGCGGATGTCACAGTGCCAAAGCTCACGGCCATGGGGCCGTCCGCCTTGACCGCCTCCACCGCCGCCTGTTTCACAGCACGGACCAGCTCATTGATGTCAAGCGACAAATGTACCACCTCGCATTTTGAGCTCCATGAGATGCTGCCCATCGTTGAATGTGTGCTTGACCTGTTCGGCCATGAGGTAGTTGGACACATTGATGTCACCCAGGCCCAGCATGACCACCAGCAGCGTGCCCGCCCTCACACGGATGTCACCAAGAACATCCTGGAGCTTGAGGGTGCGGGTCTTGGTGTTGTAGAGGTCCAGGAGAGCGTCCGCCATCGCCTTGGCGTTGGCCTTGCTGTCCAGTTTCTCATAATATTGCAGGACACCCCATTGATTGATGTGGGAGCCGTCCTGGGCAATATAGATTTCCCGCTTGCCGGTTTCCTTGTTCTCATAGGAGAGCTTGATTTTGTCATAGGTCTGGGTGGCAATGGAGCTCTTATAGTCGTAGTCACCGGCGGTGTCCTCATCCACAAGCATGTTGAGTTTCATGTTGCCCAGGCTCTTGAGGGTCAACTTTCCAACATTGTCATAGAGCACATACATCTGCCCGGTGGCCTTTAGGGTTTCGTCCAGGGCGTTTTGGATGATGTCAAACAGGGTTTGATTGTCCTCCACACGGCTGGCGATCTTGTAGCCCGTGTCCTCAAGCTCTCCCACATTGAGCTGGAAGTCCTCCGCCACCATTTTGATGACCTCAGAGGCCGTCTTGTTGGTGTAGACATAGGTATCTTTATTCTTGAGGTAATAAAGCTGGTCATACACCACGCACTTGATGACATTGGGGTTGTTGCCCTTGCGGGATTTCTCAAAGACAAAGCCATAAAAGACGGGGGTGCCGTCCACGGAAAAACGGCAGGGGTCCCCCTCTTGAAAGCTCAGGCCTGGGGTCTTTACCACCTCAAAGGTGAGCTTGCCCGGCTGGCCTTTGCGTTCCCACTCAATGGTGACACCCTCCACCGTGGGTGGGTACATGATATTGCTACCATGTTGTATCAGCAGCTCATAGCTCATGGGATGGTGAGCACCTGCCCAGGATAGATGAGGTTGGGGTTGCTGATTTTGTCCGTGTTGGCCCCGTAGATTTTGGTGTACTGGGCCCCAGCGCCATAATACTTGGCGGAGATGGCCCAGAGGGTGTCACCCTTTTTCACGGTGTAGGTCTTAGCGGAGGGGGCCGTGCTGGCATCCCGCTCCTTTTCCACGGTCACGGTCTGCTTGCCCGTGTCGGTGCTGGGCTGTTCGACCTTGGCCGTTTTCGTGCCGTAGGAGCGCCATTGCTTGAGGTTGATGTCCACGCTGACATCCAGGCCCTCCTTGGCATCCTCCGTGATGTTGTAGTCCTCCACGCTCACAGTCATGTTGGTGTCGAACAGCCGCCGTCCATCCGGGGAGCGCCGCACCAAAATAAACTGGGTGGTGCCCTTGGAGGTCTTGAGCCGTTCCAACACGCCCATGTAGTAGGACGGGGACCGGCTGCCGGTGAGCATTGAGAGCGTCACCGGCAGCACGATCTCACTCAGCCCAGGGGTGCGGAGGAAATTGATCTCACCCTCATTGAGCAGCGTGAGCGTCTTATTTTTGCCCTTGATTTTTACGGTCAGCTTGGCGGGAGTGGGCCACTCCACGCCACCCAGGTAACAGGAATAACTCATGCGTGCACCCCCTCAGCAGCGGTGACCAGCGCCTCAGTAAAGCCCTCGGTGAGCTGGCTGATAACGCCGTCCAGATCAGCACTGCCGTCAATTCTGTTGGTCATGCCGGTCATGTCAATCTTGACCTCTGCGGTGGTGAAACGGTTGATTGCATCCCTTTCTGCGATGTCCCGCAGGTATTCAAGCTGTTCCTCTGTCACGGCCAGAGCATCAGCGGTCTTGCCGGTATTGTCGGCAGTTTCTCCCGTATAGGCGGCGATGTCACCAAGGTCAAAACCACTGCTGTCACCCAGACCGCCCATGTTGAACATTCCACCAAGTTTGGCATCAATGCCCTTGCCAAAATCGTTACCCGCCGCCCATGCGTCCCCGTATTCAAAACGGTAGTCAATGGTGGGAGCGTTCTTGTCAAGGGTGATGGCATTTTCATTCTTGCCCCAGGCGGTTACAGAGCTTTGCAAACTCTCCAAGCCAGCCGTCCAGTTGGTGCCGAAAATGGCATCAATGATGGTGGTGACCACCTTGCCCAAGTTCAAAAACCAGCCAATGATTTGACCGATGAGGTTAGCCACGGCATCACCAAAACTGTTGAAACCTCCGTTGCACACATTCAAAATCCATTCCACGATGCCAAGAAACGGGGCAACGAAGATGGCCCAGATGTACTGAATGAGAGCATTGAGCAGGCCAATCACGGTGTTGCCAATGAAAGCGCCTGCCACCGCAATGGCCCCGCAGATGAGCCCCGTGGCGGAGATGGAGGAGCCGGTGACCTTGTTGATGATGGCCACCACGCCGTAGAGCAGGCCGATGACAACGGCAATGAGCATGATTATCCAAGTGATGGGAGATGCCAGCAGAGCGGAGTTAAAGGTGAATACCGCCGCAGAGGCCGCCGCTGTGTTTCCGGTCAACACGCCAAAGCCAATGCTGAGGAGGTTGACCACAGCGTGGTATGCTGCCGTGGCAACGTCTGCAATCTGCGTCCAGTGCGCCGCTACTTGGAATACCAGAAAAGCGGCACCCAGACCCAGCAAGATGGGGCCAATCACAGAGAGATTGTTGGCAAGCCAGTTGATGGCAGTGAGTAGGGGCCGTGTCACCTTTAGGGCAATATTGCCCATTTGGGTCCACACCTGCCCCCAGGTCATGGCCATACCGTTAAACTTGGCATTGGTTTCATCTGCGATGGACAGGAGCGCATTTTTCACAACGGTTGCCGACACGGCCCCCTTTTCTGCGTAGGACTTGATGGAGCCCTCTGCAATGCCCATGTACTGCTCAATGGCTCTGGCGATGCCGGGCGCATTTTCAAGGATGGAGTTTAGCTCCTCACCTCTCAGAGCGCCTGCCGCCATTGCCTGGGTGAGCTGGAGCATGGCCGCCGCCTGCCCTTGGGCGGATGCGCCGCCAATGACAAACTGCTTGTTGACCTGCTCCATGAAAGCAATGAGTTCATCATTGGAGGTGAAAGCGGCCCCAGCGTTTGCGCCCATGCTGGCAATAGCAGATGCCGTGTCAAGGTAGGCAGCTCTGGAGCGCTGGGCAGAGGCCATGATTTTGGCCTCCAGAGCCTTAACACTACCGCCGTCATCAACTATGAAGTTGAGGCGGGCGGTGGTACTGGTCATCTGGTCAGAGAGCTCTATGAGCTTTTTGAGGCCAACACTTGCGCCGATGGTTGCCGCCAGATTTTTGGCCTTACCCACCATGTCATCCAGTGCGTCATTGCCGCCCCGGATGCTGGCATTGAGCTGTTGTTCTGCTTGGGTGCTCTGGCGGATGTTTCGTGTGACCTGCTGCTCCTGCTGGGCCGCACGGCGGTAGTTTTCCTCCATCTCACGGACGGCAAGATTGACCTCTCCCAGGCCAGCCCTCGCTTGGTTGAGGAGGCGCACATCAACAGCATTGGCACTCGCATCCTGCATCTGCTCAAAGCTGTGCAGGGTAATATCCAGAGCCCTTGTGATGTTCTTGAGCACGCCAGTTACTTGGTCATTGAGGACCATTTGGGACCGTATTGTGGCCACAAGTCCGCCTCCTTTCGTGGGGGATAAAAATAGCGCCCCCACTTACTGTGAGGGCGCTAAAAGCGCTTAGTGCTTAAAACATGGCGCGGACAAAGTTCTTGTAAACCTTGTCATCCATTTCAAGCAGGCTGTTTTTTCCGTCTTTGAAACGGACCGCAACAGTGACGGTGCTTTTGTTTTTTGCGGATAGCCCTGCCAGCAAGCCAACGGGTCCTAACAGAGCCGCACCAACGGCACCTCTTGCAATGCCGCTGGCAGCGCTTTTGCGGGTATCCTCTGTGATGACATCATAGCTGTCCACGCCAAACTTATCCAGGAGGATGTAGTTTTTGCGGTCAACATAGATTTGCACCACGCCGCCAATGCCGGTGATGGGTTTTCCCATGTAGTCACCAGCGATGACCATATTTTTTGCTCCCATGATGTAGCCCTCCTTGGTGTTGATGACACCATTTTAGGCTAAATCAGTTCACAATGTCAAGAGCTGGAGCCAAAAGTGCTATCTGCGCTTTCGGTTTGCTTTGTTCTTGAGTTCTGCCTCTTTTTTCCGCTCCGCCGCACAGCGGGCATCAATAGAGGCAATGACAAAAGCACGCTCCTTGACGGGCAGGCTCAAAAACTTGGACGGCTCCCAGCCAAACTTTTGCAGACAGAAGTGTGCATAGCTGGCCTCTGGGTCACCGTCCTCTATTAGTTTTTTGCCTCATCAACCAGCTCATTCTCAGTCTTGAAACCGTTGAGCTGGAAAACTTCCGTCACATAGTCATCAAACTCACCGCCGATGAGCAGCTTGCCCAGCAGCTCCTCCGGCTTGGCAACACCCCAGTCATTCTGGAGCTCTGCGTTGCTCAGGTCCGGGAACACCGTGCAGCGGGCGCACACCTTGGCCTGGAAAGCGTAGCTATCAAGCTGCTGGGTGTACTGGCCCTTTTTGCCGGGCACCGGCACCTGCCGGACGCAGGAGTTGCGGATGCGGGCGTATTCATCAGCGGAGATGCAGCAGATTTCCCACAACATGGGCTTGCCATCCTCCCCCTTGAAACGGGGGGAGGCGGCAAACTTGTAGTTTTCGATCTGCTCAACATTGGCGTGCATAAATGCGGACAGGTTACTCATGGATGATTTCCTCCTTTAGTTGGCCGCCCTTACATATAGGACGGGTTGGTGTGCTTTTCGGGGCGGGTGAAGCTGTCGCAGTAGCCCTCAAGGGTCTGCTCCACAAAGTCACCCTCTGCGTTGAACATGGACAGCAGCACATCACCGTCCAGCACGCAGTTGTTGTAAATCTTGGTGCTCCGGCCAACGGAGGTGGCGGGGTCATCGTTGGAGGTCTGAATGTCAAAGGTAGGCATCACACCCGTCTTGATGAAGTCCTCAACCACCTGGTCAAAGATTTCCGTGCACTTGTAGACCGTCATGGAGAAAGCCAGGGCAACGGTTTGGGCCTTGTGGCCGATCACGGGATTGCCCAGACGGTAGACTTCCTTGGTGTTGATGGAGGCCTTGCCCTCAAACTCCTTGGCCATCAGCATGGAGTAGCGGGTGCCGTTCAGCGTCACAAAGCACTCAGCAAAGTTGGCGCTCACGGCATCCTGGGTGTTCATAGAGATTTTGTCAGCCATGTGTCACAATCCTCCTTTACTGAATGATAACGCTCATGTAGAGCTGGGCCATGGCGTTGATGATGTTGAGGCCGTTGATGGTCAGCAGCACTGCCTTTTTCTTGTCACCCTGCTCACAGGTCACCGTGTCGGGGTCAAAGTTCTCAACAGCACGGATTTTCTCAAGCTCCTGGATGAGCTTGACCACATCGCCCCACAGGGAGGCACGGCCAGAGGCATCATTGGGCACGGTGCCCACATAGCGGGTGTTGAACAGCACCGCCGTGTCATTGGCGATCTGGTCACACACACGGATGGTCTGGTTGGACTGGAAAACCTCTCCCTTGGTGTCGGAGAGGGTCAGCAGGGTGTTGATGTCCTCCAGCACACGGGTGACCCCGTTGACATTGTGGAACATAAACTTGCCTGCCTTGAGGGCCGCCTCAAGCGCTGCCTGGGTGTATTCGGTGTCCAGAATGAGCTCACCGTCATACTTGGCATTGGTGAGGGACTTGTTGACGGCCACGCCAGCATGTGCGCCGGTAGTCCAGTAGACCACCGCCTGGGTGTCCACATTGGCAATGGTGGCGTGGGTGGCGGTGTTCCACACGCCAATCACGCCCTCATAGTCAGCGCTGGGTTTCCAGGCCACAAGCTGGAATTTGGCACCCACCTCATCCCTCATGCGCTGGGTGTACTTGACATACAGATTGACCACGGTGCTCTCCGTGGCCGGGCAGCACAGGGTGTTGAAAGCATAGGCCTCCAGCTTATCCAGGAAAGCCTGGTGGTCCTCGCCGGTGACTGCCGCACCATCAGCGCCGCCGGTCAGCTTGGTGCCCGCAGTGGCCTCCAGCGTGGCGCTGGTCTTGAAAACCACATAGTCATTGGCCACCAGATCAGTGGCCGCCTTGACCGTCTGGGTGTCAACACACTGGCCGTCCAGGTAGGTGCTCACATCCCATGCGCTGGTGTCATCGACATTGGAGGCGATGACAATAGAGAGGTCATTGCCACGCACACCGGGGTACTTGGCATCCGCATAGGTGCAGCTTGCCTTTTCGCCGTTGCCCAACCGCCAGCAGTAGACGGTGGTGGCGTGCTGGAAAATCTCACGCAGGGCCAGCAGCTTGGGGTGGTCATACCCATAGCCGAAGATGGCCTTGCTGTTTTTCTGAAACTCACCAGAGGTGACGGGGAAAACCTCACCCTCCGGGCCCCAGCTCAGAACAAAGGGCGCTGCCGCATAGCCTCTGTCAGACAGAGTGGCGGATGCCTTTGCCACGCTGGAGAAATTGATGTAGCTGCCGGGCAGGACCTTGTTCTGGGTCAGCCAGTTACCTCCGCCAAGAGCCATTTATCTCACCTTGCCTTTCATAAACTTTTCAATCAGCGTATCCACCTCATTCAAGGTGTAGGTCTTGCCATCCTCCAGCAGTGCGCCGATCAGGTCCCGCCGGTGGACATATCTCTGAGAGGCCACCAACTGCGCCTTGGTAAAGGCGGCGGCATTGGCCTCCGTGGTCTGGGTTTTTGCCATTGGCTTATCCCTCCTCATTGATTTTGAGAGTTTCCATGTTCTCCTGCTCCAGCGGGACACGGACGAAGTGGTCATAGCTCAAAAGTACATGCAGGACATCCTCCGCCAGTGTCCACTCACAGCCGGTGGCGTGGATGATGTCCCCCTCCGGGGTTGTGATGCTCCCCAGGACAAAGGACAGCCGGTGTGCCATGCCATAGCACTCCGCATCCCCGGCCTTGGGGTAGTAAATCACATCCACCGTGGGTGTCCGCTTGTACCTCTGGCCCACCTCTTTGGCGTGACCGGCACCAGGCATGATGACATTAAAATCTCCGGGCTTGAGCCCTTGCTTGACATTCCCGCCATGCACCTGGGCGGCAGGAAAAGCGGCATGGAGCGCAAGGCTCACGCCGTCATAGATGCTGTTGAAATTGATTTCAGCCATTGAATACCTCCCGCAGCAGGGCCTCCAGTTTTCTCTCGATCACGCCCGGCGCAAGCCTCTCAAGGTCCTGCTCGGACAGGGTGAGGAAATACTGGCCCGGCACCCAGCCGTCACCGCCCCGTGTTCGGTGGCCAAACTCAACATAGCTGGCATATTCCACAGGGTTGATGACCTCAATGGTGTAGGCGTTGCCGGACTTTCTGACTGGCAGTGCCTCAGCGTAGGCTTTCGCATCATTGCTGCCGCCTCTGCTGGCAGCATCCGCTTGGGTTTTGGATGTCCAGCCCCGGCGCAGGGTGCCACCCTTTTTGCCACTGGATTTTGGGTACTGCCCCACAGGTGTGCGGGGGATGACCAGCGCCAGCAGGCGGGCGGCCAACTCCTTTGACACCTCCGTGCAGAAACGGTCCATGCCCATGCTCTGGAGCGTGGCCAGACTGTCACGGAGGCGCTGGAGCTGCTTATAATCGCAGTTTCCCCAGTTCATCAGGCCCACTCCTTGAAAAGCTCCAGCGGCACCTCTTGGTGGCAGCTATACACTGCGCTCTTGCCGCTCCGTTCATAGTCACGGGTCATGCCGTTCTGGGTCACTGTGATTTTAGACCCCTCCGGGATGTCCACGGAGGGGTCAATGTAGAGCACCACGCTTTGGGCCACCTGGGCGGCCTCCTCGTTAGGCTCTGTACTCACCACAGACTTGTGAGAAATGCGGCAGCGGATGTCTGCCGCCAGGATGCGCTCCTGGGGCTCCGTGCGGCCATTGGCGGGATTGAGCACCCCGTCCAGCACGGTGATGGTCGCTTTGCCCACCCAGAGGCTCTGCACGGCCTTTTTGTGGGCGGGGCTCCCCACTACCATCTCATCCTCCGAAAAGCCGCCAGCGTACTCTCAGGCGGGCGCATGAGCCCTGCAAGCAGGGCATCAAAGCGGGCCTCAGCGCTGCTGGCTCCATCACTGGCTCCAGCAAAGGTGATGGCCACATCACCCTCCGTGATGCTCTTGGCCGGGGCGGAGAAGTCAAAGCCCTCCAGCCCGTCCAGACCACCGGCGGCTTTCTTATCATAGAGGAATTGCCCGGCCACCATATCCACATGGACATAGAAAAGGCCATCCGGCAGCACCCTTTGATTGATGTCTGCCAGGATGTCCTTTTCACACTTGTCTATGAGGAAATTGAGGCCGGTTTCGTCATTGTCCGTGACGGTGTAGCCCAGCATGGCCAGCCGGGACACCACGGCCTCATACACGGTCATGGTTTAGCCTCTGGACTTGATGCGGGCGATGGGGATAACCTTGTGGTTGATGTAGGAGCGCTGGCTCTCGGTGGCCTCACCAGAGTGGACCAGAGCCCAGTTGGCGCCATCGGACAGCTCTGCGTCCGTGGGGGAGAGGGTGGTCTGGCTGGTCTTTTCGTAGGAGATGCCCTTGGGAGCAAACACCTTGCGCTGGCGGGTGTAGAGGGTGTCCTGGCCACCGTTCTTGGCGGGGTCACGGGACATCTCATAGGGCACCTTAGCACCCAGGTCCTCAAAGTTGATGGAGCCCTCACCCAGGACATAGCTGGTGTATTCCTCACCGGCAGGGACATCCACCTCATAATAGGTGGCAATGTTGTCCACGCTGGGGGATGCCACAGCGTTGTACTTGGTGCCGCTCTTGGTGTAGTAGGTCTTGCCGGTCACCAGGGCAGTGTCAGAGGTCAGCTTATAGGTGGCGGCAACAGCCTCAACAGGCATCCCGTCATCCACAATGACCAGCTTGCCGTTCCAGGTGTAGAGGGTCAGGTCACGGGTCACGCCGTCCTTGTCGGTGTACTTGAGAGCGGTGAGCAGATTGAGGTTTTCCAGGTTGGTGGCCGGAACAGAGTGCATGAAGATCATGGCAAACTTTTTCTTGTGGTCACCGCAGGCCTGGGCAGTGGCGCTGTTGAGGGTGGAGGCCTCCAGGTTGCCGTTGACAGAGTAGGTGTGCTTGGTGACAAACTCACCGCTCTTGCCGCCGGTCATGGAGAAAACGCCCTTGAGGACCGCCAGGATGGTGTCCTGGTCAATGTCCTGCCAGTAGTCCGCCACCTGCTGGGCCACATTGTTCATAAAGTCCACGCCGCCGGTGATGTCAAAGGAGAAGTCCTTTTCCACCCACGCCTTGGCACGGCCAATGACCACCACACCCTGCTCAAAGGTCTTGGTGGAGGTGGCGGTGATGTCAGTCTGGCCGTCATAGTTCACGGCCTCACCGTCCAGCAGGCCACGCACAGCCACACGGGCGTAGCCGGTGCCGTTCTGGGTGCCCAGCACCGCACGGATGTCCGGGTTGCCCACCAGGACCTTGGACTTGCGGATTTCGTTGAGGCGGGTGCGGGGGATGCGGTCCATGATGTACTTGAAAGCCTCAGGGTTGAAAGATTTTGCGTCAAACTTAGCGTTAGGCATAATTCAATACTTCCTTTCTTGAAATGATTGTGTTGTTGGGGTTATTCCAGCTTTGCGTCAGGGTTTTTGGCCATGTACTCGGTCAGCTCGGAGTAGGACATCTCAGACAGCTTTTTGGTGCTGCCGGGCTTGCCCCCGTCCCCGTTCTCGCCGGGTTTCCAGCCGCTATACTTGGGCGCATCTCCAAACATAAAGTCAGTAGCAGCGTCCTTTTTCATCGCCTCGACCTTGGCCCCCAGGGTGACGGTTTCGCCGTTCTCCTTAGAGGTGACCTTGCCATCCACCACCTTGGCATCCTTGAGGAAGTCCGCCAGCATCGCACGGACGGCGATGTTGTTCTTGGACCCGGCAGCGGTGAGCTCCGCATCCACCGCAGCAGTCAGCTTGACCGTGGCCAGCTCCTTATCATAGGCGGCTTTCTGGTCCTTGTTCTGCTGGGTGAGCGTGTCGATCTGCTTTTGCAGTTCGGCATTGTCACCGGCGGACTTTTTCAGCTCGGAGAGCTGAGTGTCACGGGTCTTGATACCCTCACGGAGCTGCTTGACCTCGGTTTCCAGCTCTGTGACCTTGGCAGTCTTTGTGTTGAAGTCGGTGCGGGCCACAAAGCCCTTGCCGATCTCCTGAGAAACTGCTGTGTCAATTTCGGGGGTGTACGCATCCCCCAATACGGTTTTCAGCCATTCCAACATGATTGTTACCTCCTTGCATGTCTGCTGTCCTTTTTATCCGGCCAGTCCCGGTGTTGCAGTGCCCATCTTGTAGTCCGCCGGGCCAGCGGTATTTGGGTATGAAAAAAGCACCGTGCATTTTCAGCACGATGCTTTTAACATCAAAAAGGGGTTACTCCTCGGAGCTCTCCAGATCAGCGTGGTAGGGACACTTGAGGCACCGCTCACGCTGCTCCTCACTCCATGTGATGCCATTGGGCAGAATAGAGGGCTTTGCCTCATGGTCTGCCACAAGGACAATTTCCAGGCAAGTGGTCCCATCAACCTGCCCACCCGTAACAGGGCAAAAAACTGTGTTCATCTGAATACCTCCGCAATGGCCTTGGTTGTCGGGTCAAAGTCTTTTTCGGAAAATGCCGTCTTGACTTTCATGGTATCAGCATCAATATATGCCGCACCATCAAGAGAATAGCAGTTGATGCTCACACCATCCCAGCGCTTGCGCCGCACGGTGCACTTGGCGGCTCTTACATAGCCCTTGGCATCGTCCAGCGTGCAGCCGTGGCGTGCGGCGTGGGCATCGTTGAAAGTGAGGATGTCCGCATCAATAGTTACCGGCGGCACACGAACGGTGCCAATCACGCCGGTGGCTTTTACGGCCTTATAGGCCTTGTAGTCAGCCTTGGAGGCCTCCGGCACACGGCCCTTGTAGGAATAGAGCCCAGCCAGGTCTTTGTATTCGGCAGCACGGTCATATTTCAAGGCTTGGAAGTCCTTGAAATAGCGGGGTGCATCCGCACCCAGGCGCTCCTTGTACTTTTCAAACTGGGCTCTGTCAGTAGTTTCATTATAACTGATTTTCCGCATCTTATCAACAGTTCCTTGACCGTGGAGGGCATCCTGCTGGGCTTTCCATTGGTCATAGGTCATGTTGCCGGGCACCTTGAAGCGCTCACCCGTCACAGCGTCACGGGCATAGCGTTCACCCATGCCGTCCATGTCCTCAAAGTAGGGGCAGGTGCAGCACCGGCACCACGGATGAAACGGTGGAGCGGTGAGCCCCACCTGGTACTCTGACATCTTGAAAACCTTGCCGTCCATGTCGGCACACAAGCTGCATGTGTCCTTGTCAAAGGAGGCCACGATTTTGTAGCGCTCCACATCCAGGGCCTTGTAGCAGTCTTTTTGCCCGGCGCTGGAGAAATAGGCGCTTTCCGTCATCACCAGGCGACCAGCCTTTGCCCTGGACACATCAAACTGCTTGGAGATGGCAGAAATGGCACGGTCCGGGGCCTCACCCCGGATGACCATTTGCGTGAGCTGGGTGTTGACGCTGTTCACAAGGCTCTGCTTGTTTGTCCAGCACCGATCACGGAAAGTCTGGTTGTCCGTGGTCCAGGGGCGAGAGAGCACCTTGGTGATGGTTTCCTCATTGATGGCCTGCATGGTCCAGCCCACGCCCAGCCCCTTTTGCAGTTCAAAGGCCGTGTGGTAGTAGCTGCCCTCATACATCTTGCGGGCGGCGGCATCCACATAGTCCAGTTGGTTGGAGTATAGGACCTCTGCCTGCTGCTGGAGCTGGAGCTTTAGAGCCTCCAGCCGGGAGATGTGCACCCTGGCGCTGGCGTTCTCAAGCTGTTTCATCCAGGCACCATCAATGGCGTTTTGCTCACCATAGGCGATGTACTCAGCCACGGTCCAGTGAAACTCCTTGAGCTCCTTGGAATTGAGCAGCCGCTTGGCCTCTGCCAGGTCAATCTCATTGTTAGTGGCAAAGCGCTGATACCAGCGGGCCATCTGCCGCTCAATCTCAGCTTGGGCGGCGGCAAACTGCTTTTCAAGGTTTTCCACATAGGAGTAGGACTGGTCCAGCAGCGCATCCTCCATGTTTTTCATGCGCTGGGCCCAGTAGGCGGCGTTAGTCTGTCTTGCCATCGCCACCACCCTCATTGTTTACCGGCGGCTGGTTGCGGTTGGCCAGAAAAGCGGCCTGGTAGGGGTCAGCCTGCATGGCCTCCTCTTTCTCATCCTTGATGCGCTGGAGCTCCTGCTCCGGGTCAGTGACCCAGGGGTGCATCTTGACGATGGTTTCATCAGAGAGGATGCCCACGGAGTTCTTGCAGTTGTTGATGGCCTCCGTTTCGTTGATGAGCACATCCCGGTCAAAGATGACTGTGACATCCTCGCCCTCAAAGCTCCTGCCGCCGGTGTTGGCCAGGTGCTTGTTGATAAACCAAAGCAGCTCCTCCATGCTGGCCTGAAACTCCATTTCAATGCCATTGGCATCCAGGTCAATGTCAGAGTACATGCTCTGAATGTTCATTTGGTTTGGGTCACCGCTCATGCGGTCATCCTTGGCATCATAGCCTCTGGCGTTCTCAATGATGGCATCCTTGAGCAGGGCCAGCAGGGTCTTGTAGTTTTCAGCGTTGACGGATATTTCCAGAGTGTCCACGCCGCCCTCAGCTCCCTCATAGGACCGCACCTTGATGGCACCATAGGTGGCCAGGTTGCGGCGGAATGTGCCCAGGTCCTCACCGTCATAGTTCTTGATGACCAGGATGGTGGTGTGGATGTCCTCCTCCATCTGGTTGGCAAAGTTGCTCAGGATGTTGTTGTAGGCATCCTGGAGGCACTTGACCTTGGAGAGGAGTGGGATTTCATGGTGGGAGCTCTTAAAGCACACCAACGGGATGCGCTCCCAGTTGTAGCCCTCCACTTTGCCGGTTTCATCGTCCTGCCGTGTGATGATATAGGGGCCGGAGTAGGCAAAGCTGTCCGGCTCCAACACGCCGTCATCCGTGCGGATGAAACAGTCCACACCTCCGCCGTGCATGACCTCAACCTTGACAACATCCTTGGCATGTTCGGCCTCATCGTATTCCTGCACCACATAGACATGGACAGCAGCATCCAGGATGGTGTGGTCAGCGTCCGCCCAGAATGGCAGGACCTCATCAGCAGGAAAGCGCCGGAAAGCCAGTTCCCCGTTTTCGTAGTATGGATAGAGCCAGGACTTTCCACCAATCCATGCGCCCTCACCAACATTGTGCATGGTACGCAGAAAACGGGCCCCGAACAGAGCCCCCAGGGCCTTGGCATACTCCTTGTTTTCGGTGTCAAAGGACAGCGGACGGCCAAAGGAGTAGTTGGTCTTTTGGTCCACCATCTTGGAATAGAGGTTGTTGACCAGCCGGTTGTTGGGCAAGTTCTTGAGCACAATGGGCTTGCCGTCCTCATCCAGCGCCAGGCGTTCCCGGTGGGTCACATCCTGGTAGCCGTCATAGTAGGCCTCACCCTCAAGCTGCTTTTTGCGCTCCGGGCTGGTGAGCCATGCGGTGATTTCAAGCTCCAGAAAGCGCTTGTCCGTCATGCCCCGTTTGAAATTGGTGGCCACACGGCCATTGCAATCATCCCTCAGATTGAGTGTCACCATTGGTTTCTCACCTCACTTAAAGCTAATCAGATCAGGCGCATAGACACGATGCACGAAGTAGCGCACATCGTCCATGCTATGGTCATTTTCTTTGATGGGATGGTCCATCTGGGCTTTTTCATCCCAGCGATACATCCCAAACTCACGGATGCAGTCCGTGCAGCAGTCACAGAAAAAGATGTCACCGCTCTGGAGCCGGGTGGCCACATTGCGGATGCCGTCCAGCACGGAGTTGGAGGCCTTTTCTACACGGTAGCGGTCATGGCGGCGGATGACCTCAATGAAAGAGGCCGCCGATGGGTCCACGATGATGGCGGACACATGCAGGCCATCAGCCAGACGCTCCAGCTCCGTGTAGTGCTCCTCATCGGTGCGCTGGCGGCCCTCCTTGCGGCTGTCATAGTAATACTCCCTCATCCTGTACCACTTGCCACCAGCCTTGCCCCAGAGGCCAATGCTGGTGGGGTTGATGGTGCCGTAGTCGCAGGACATCACATACTTTTCATAGGGCCTGGGGACACTGGGCACAACATGAAAGTCCTTGTTGAACATCGTGTAAATAAGCCCCTCCGCCACCACCCACAGGCCCCGGATAAAGCGATCATAGAAAACGCCAGAGTAAAGGCTCTCATACCTTGCCTTGACTGAGGCGGAGAGGCTGAGGTTGTCATCCATGGTGAAATGGAGGTGCAGCATTTTCCGCCTGCTGGCCTCCAGCACCCACTTGGTATAAAACCAATGGCTGGGGCCCTCCGGGTTGCAGTTAAACCACAGCTTGGCCCCCTCAACAGAGCAGCGGGCGGTGGCCTGGTTGACAAAGCTCTCCGGCATCAGGGCCACCTCATCCAGCAGGATGCCTGCCAGTGTGATGCCCTGGATGAGTGCGGCGCTGCTTTCGTCCTTGCCGCCGAACAGGTAAAAGCTGTTACTCTTGCCGTTGGCGCTCACCACGATCTTGTTTTCAGTACGGTGCTCCTTGAAAGAAAAAACGCCCGCCAGCCAGACGGGCAGATTGCTTGTCACATTGCGGCGCAGGCTCTCAATGGTCTTGCCGCAGATGGCAAAATTGCAGCCGTCAAAGCGGGTCATGGCCCACATGATAAAGCCCACCGTCATGGCCACTGTCTTGCCGGAGCGGATGGAGCCGTCACAGATGATGCCGTCATAGACCTCAAAGCCGGGCCTATTCCACCAGGTCATGGCCAGGTTTTGCCGGGTGCTCAATCTCTGGTATTTCATCCGTGCCTATCTCCTCTCTGGTGCTTTGGTCAATGACCTCAAAGATGTTATTCTCTGGGGCCTCGCTGCCACCGTTCTTGCTGTCGAACATGCCCAGGTGCTTGGCCAGCAGTTCCAAGGCCTTGACCTTATCGTGCACCTTGACCTCCGTGCCATATTGCCCCTCCTTGATAGAGGCAATGGCCTTGCGCTTTTCATCCGACAGCTCAGAGGTGGGGGTGATGTGGACAATGCCATTTTGGTTGACGGTGGCGAAGTCAGCACCGTTGGCAAAGGCGATTGCAGCCAGCTCCTCAAGCACTTTTTCCTGGGTGATTTCCACCCGCTTTTGACGCTTGGCCTGCTGCTTTTGGATTTCGGCAGAAACTTGAGTTTTATTGAGTAGTTCCACGGCTATCCGGGAGGCGCTTTTTTCGCTATATCCGGCACGCTTGGCAGCCGCCGTGGCATTGAGGTCCACAAGGTATTCCTGCACAAATCGCTTTTGCTTTTCAGTCAGCTTTGCCATCTCACCACCCCATCACATAGTAAAAGCCGCCCTCATCGGACGGCTCTAAAAAATCGTTAGAATGAAACAGCGGCAAGGGTCTGGGTTTCATTATCCGTCACCTTGCCGCTGTTCAACCAAGAAGGTATTGCATCATCTTGAGGCACTACCCGCAGGATATAGTGTACCACAGAAACACCGAACAGAACGAACAAGTTACAGTTGGACCTCTGTGCCGTCATCTGTTTCCGGCTCCGTGGCCTTGATGTACCTGTTGCACATCATCCGCACGCCGTCAGCGGTGTTACTCCCGCCGATACATGCGGCCACCTGCTGCCACGGCAGTCCATTCACAAAGCGATATGTGAAAACCTGCCGGAGGAGGCTGTCCTCAATGGTGGTGATGTACCTCTCCAAACGGTTGCGCTCATAGATGCACTGCTGGAGTTTGGCCTCAATGATGCCCTTGAGGTCCACGATCTCCGCCGCATAGCGGCCAACACGGTCCCCCACGCCGGAGCTCCTGGGCATCCCGGACAGATCTGACGAACAGGACACCGCCCTGGCCTCCAGCTCAAGGAGGCGCTTTTTGTCCATCTCGATCTCCCGGTTGAGGTAGTAAAGCTGGGACAGTTCTTTCAAGGTCACAAATCAGCACCATCCTCTCCACGCCATACGGGTTTGCAGTTGCCCTCGCCAAAAGCACACTTGACGGCGCACACCTTGCAGGCATCGCCGCCAGCCATGACAAAATGCAGGTCCGCAACGGCTTGGCGCAGCTTGGAATTAAGCGCCTCAGCGTCCCGCTTGGCCTTATCGGCACGGGCATAGGCCTCCGCCACCTTGGCGGTGCACTCCTCAGAGGAAACGCACTGTTTCCTCATCTGCTCCAGCGTCAGCCGGTCAGCCTCATGCTGGATGGTCAACCGGGCATTTTCCCGGATGAGCTCATCACAATAAACCTGGTCACCATTCAAAATCACAGTAGGGTTGCTCATTTTGCGCTCTCCTTTACTCGCTTAATTCTGGCCTTGAGTGCGGACATGACGGCCTCATGGGTGTCCTGGCGATCTCGCACCGTAGCCATGACATCCTCATCCTGGCAGCCCTGCACTACAAGATAGTGGACGAAAACCTTGTCATAGGGGGAGCCCTGCCGGTATAAGCGGCAGTTGCCCTGGTCATTCAGCTCAAAGGACCAGTTGAGGCCGTACCACACCACATGCTGGCCGCCTGCCTGGAGGTTGAGGCCGTAGGCACAGGAGGCCGGATGCACCAGCAGCACATCAACCTCTCCGTTGTTCCAGGCCTCCTCATCCTCCACGGTTTTGTAGACCCTCACCCGGAGGTCCTTGCGGTGCTTTTTCAGCGCCTCCAGGATGCGGTCACGGTCATGTTGGTAGCCGTAGAAAGTCAGGCAGTGCTCTCCGTTCAACTGCTCCAGCAGCTCCAGATAGGCCTCCAGCTTGCAGTCATGGACCGGCACGATGTGGCCATCATTGCTATACACAGCGCCGTTGCACATTTGCAGGAGTTTTCCCACAAGAACGGCGGCAGAGGCGGAGGTGATGACATCCTCGTCCACCTCCAGCAGCAGGTCACGCTCAAACTGGTCATAGGCCCGGCGGGCTTTGGCATCCAGCAGCACCGGCACCTCATGCTGGATGAAGTCCGGCAGCTCCAGGTAGTCCTCCGCTTTCATGGAGATGCAGATGTCAGAAATGGCATCCAACACAGCGCTCTCCGCACCGTTTTTGGCCTTGTAGGAAAAAATCTGTGTGCGGCTCCGCTGGTCAGGGTCAAAATAACGCTCACGGTAGGCGCTCAGAGATTGCCCCAGGCGCTCTCCGCAGTCCAGCAGGTAAACTTGTGCCCACAGGTCAATGAGGCCCTTAGAGGACGGCGTGCCGGTCAGCAGGACCATCCGCTTGATGAAACGCCGTACCCGCCTCATGGCTTTCCAGCGCTTGCTCTGGCTGTTCTTAAAGCTGGTGCTCTCATCAAGCACCACCATGTCAAAGGGCCAGGCCTGTTTGTAGTAGTCCACCAGCCACTCCACATTTTCCCGGTTGATGACATAGATGTCCGCCGGAGTGTTGAGGGCCTTGATGCGCTTGGTGGCGCTGCCCAGCACCACAGAGGTGCGGAGGTGCTGGAGGTGGTCCCACTTGGCGGCCTCCTTGCTCCAGGTGGCCTCTGCCACCTTTTTGGGAGCCACTACCAGGACCTTTTGCACCTGCCAGCGGAAATACTTGAGAATATTGACCGCTGACAGAGTGATGACCGTTTTTCCAAGGCCGGGACGGAGAAACAGCCCAACGGCAGGGTCCTCAACTACACGCTGGATGCAATAGGCCTGGTAGTCATGCGGCACATATTTCATGCGGGGAAAACCTCCCTCAAAAAGTCCTTTACTGCGTCCATCCCAAACAGCACCCGGCAGTCCGCCCCTCGTTTCTCCATCTCACTCCGCTGCCATTTCTGGACTTTGGCCAGCCTGCCCACCTCCGTTTTCAGTTCAACAAAGATGGTCTTGCCGGTGGGGGTGATTATCAGTCGATCAGGCACGCCGGGATTTCCGGGTGACACAAACTTATAGCAGAGGCCACCGTGCTCTTTCACCTTGCGAACAAGGTAGCTCTCAATATAGCTTTCTTTCATGGATTTCCTCCTTTCGGAACAGTGGAACATTCGCGCGTGTATGTAGCGCAAACAGGCGGTTTAGAGAGTTTTGTTTTTCTCTATTCTCTCTAAATCCTCTCTTTTACCCTAATATAGAAAATGAATGTTCCAATGTTCCACTTGGCCTAAAAGCCTTGCGGCGCAAGGGTTTTGCCCGGAACATTTGCCGGAACATTGCCCGGAACATGTTCCACCTGCCCGGAACATTGGAACATCTGAAAATCTCAAATGTTCCGGGCAATGTTCCGGGTCAAAGCCGCACCTTTTGAAAGCCCCGTTGCTTGCCGCAGTAGCCAAAGCGCAGGGAGCCTCTGGCCCTTTCCCACAAGGCGCTAGCCTCAATGATGCTGTTGATTTCTGCCGTGTCACTGTACCTCATATCCCGCTGCTTGCCGTCCAGAGCCTCACACCAGACCTCCAGAGCACACACACGGTCACGGGGCACCAGCTTGACATCTCCCTGCACAGCGCCGCCCCAGAACATCCGGCGGCGGTCAAGCGGCCAGTTCTGCCAGTCCTCCGGCACCGGGCGCTCCAGAAAGTCCAGGATGATGCCCTCACGGGTGTTGACCTCACGGTGGGCCTCCTGGGCCTCCTTAGCGGCGGCCTCAATTTCCCCTTTGAGGAAAAGCGGCTCTCCCGTCTGCCAGCGGACCATGGCCTCAGCCCAGAGCTGGTCAATTTCTCCGGGCAGATCAGTCCAGACGCTTTTGGCCGCCGGGGCCAGGCCCACATCCACCGGCCAGAAACGCCGGTTGCCGGTGCGGTCCCGCAGGTAGTCAGAGGTGTTGGTGGTGCCGAAGAACACACAGCACCGGGGCAGCTCCTTGACATGGCGGCCATAGGCCGCACGGAAACGGTCAGAGCGCAGGGAGAGAAACTGCTTGATGCACGCCACATCCGTCTTGCGGAAAGCGTCCAGTTCACCGATCTCCACCAGCCAGACCCCCTGCAAAAGCTCAGAGGCCTCCTTGCCCTCAAAGGTGCGGATGCTGTCATTAAACCAGCCCCGGCTCATCTTATCCAGCAGGGTGCTCTTGCCAATGCCCTGGGGCCCAGCCAGGATGAGCATGTTGTCATACTTGCTGCCGGGCACCATGGCACGGGTGACGGCGGCGGTGAAAGCCTTGCGGGTCACCGCTCTGGTATAGGGGCTGTCCTCCGCCCCCAGGTAGTCAATGAAAAGGGTGTCCAAGCGGGGCACGCCGTCCCACTTGAGGCTCTGGAGGTAGTCCTGGACCTCGTTGAAAGCGTGCTGTGTGGTGTGGAGGGAGAGGGCCCCGTCAATCTTGCCGTTGCCGGTGATGTGGTGGACCTTTTCCATGTACCAGTAGAGGCCATTGTTGTCATTGTCATCCCAAAGGCGGCGTTTGGTGGAGGCGTTCCAGGGGAGCGCATCCAGCACCTCACCACGGCCCGCAAACTGGTTGAGGGCAAACTTGCCCTTGAGCAGCGGGTCATTCTCAAGAATAATCCAGACATTATCAATGGTGGCCTTGGGGAGGCCGGTCTGGCTGTTGATCTCCAGCCGGTCCATCCAGTTGGCGGGCTCTGCATCGTTGGTGGCCTCCACGCCCTCGAAGTCCTTGACGGCCTCCTGGTAGCGCTCCTGGCTCATCAGGGCGGACACATCGGGGTCTTGCGTGGCCAGTTCGCACATGGCACGGTAGGAGGGCAGGCGGTTGGTGGGAGTGCCCGGCTGGGCCTCATCGTCCTTGTCACCAAAGCGATGCAGGCGCACCAGGTCAAAGGCGTTCACCAGCTTGCCGCTGCACGGGTCAGTGGCGTGGTGGGAGTAGAGAAACTTGCCGATGTCATAGATGACAGCGCCGCCGGTGGTGGAGCCGCCCAGGTAGGTGTAGCGGCCCGGCATACTCTCCACCGGCTCATACATGCCAGGGATGAGCTCATCCATGGCACGGTAGATGTCATAGGTGCGGCAGAAAGCGCCCACAACACCGTTTTTGGCCTCCGGGTCACCCTGCTTGACTGCCAGCTTGGTGGGCAGGTTTTGGGAGCCGGGCACCTGGGGCCAGAGGGTGCAGTCACGCCAGTCCTCATACTGGCCCAACAGGCCCTTGACGGACAGCAGGGGCTTGTCTTTCCACACATAGATGTATTGGCTGTCTGAGCAGCAGCTTGGCCAGTACATCAGACGGGACACCTCAAAGGTGGTGGGGTCACAGAGCTCCAGGCCTATGTACTCCGCCATCTTGCGGGCGATGGGCTCATATTCATCCGCTGAGGCCGTGCGGTCCAGCGGCAGCAGGACACGCAGGCGGGGTGCCGCCGGGCTGTGCTTACGGGTGGAATAGATGCAATAGCCGCAGCTCAGCCCCTCAACACGGCGCAGGACATCCTCCGTGCCGCCCGGTGGGATGTTGTCCAGGTCCAGCGTGATGACATCACGCCCGGTCACATTGTTGGCCTTTCGGCGGGGGCCTGACAGTGTG